ACTTCTACTTGATGAAGTCGCTTGAGGCGGAATCCCCAGCGGAATGCGACATTGCGAGGGTGTTGTATTCTCTCTACAAGGAGAAGTATCGTTGTGCGAGCATTAAGAACAAGATTTGGTACGAGTTTATTAATAATCGATGGATTGAGATTGATTCAGGCACGACACTCCGAACCAAGATTTCACGCGAGGTATTCTCGTTGTATGCAAGCAAGAGTTCTGAGTTGGGTCCCAAGACCGCTTCAGCCGACGATGACAGCGAGGAAGAGAAGAAGTTGGCATCGTATTACAGGAAGTTGTGCACTCGTCTCACAAATCTGTCACTTCAACTCAAGAAGACGACATTCAAGAACAATGTGATGCGAGAGGCTTGTGACGAGTTTTACGAGGAGGACTTCTTGGACAAGCTCGACATCAACCCTTATCTGATGTGCTTTGAGAATGGTGTCGTTGACTTCAAGGAGAAGCGTTTTCGCAAGGGAATGCCAGAGGATTACTTGTGTCTCACGACTGGCACGAATTACAGCGAATATAACGCGAACAACCCGAAGATGGTGCGTGCTCGTGAGGAAATCAATACCTTCATGAAGCAACTCTTCCCTGACGAGGAACTCAACCGATACGCATGGGACCACTTGGCGTCTGTGCTTATTGGTGTGAACCTCAACCAGACATTCAACTGCTATCTTGGTGGTGGACGCAACGGCAAGAGCAAGTTGACAAAGTTGATGAGCATGATCCTGGGCAAGTATCAGGGTGTTGTCCCGATTACACTGGTCACATCAAAGCGTCAGAACATTGGCTCGTGTTCGCCGGAAATCGCACATCTCAAGGGAATCCGTTATGCTGTCATGCAGGAGCCGTCCAAGGGTGACATTCTCAATGACGGTATTATGAAGGAGATTACTGGTTCTGATCCGATCAGTGGTCGTGCGTTGTGGCAGGATGAGGTAACATTCGTGCCTCAATTGACACTCGTTGTTTGCACGAACAACATGTTTGAATTGAGGAGCACAGATGATGGTACAATGCGACGCTTTCGTCTGGTGGATTTCAAGTCGAAGTTCGTGGAGGCTCCCGAGTCAGGCAACAACTATGAGTACTTGGTTGACCTCAATATTGAGGAGAAGTTCATCGATTGGGCTCCGGTTTTCATGGACATGCTGGTGAAACGTGCGTACCAGACAGACGGCTTTGTGAAGGATTGCCCAATGGTCATGCACTCCACACAAAAGTACGAGCAACAGCAGAACCATGTCAAGGCGTTCTTCACCGACAAGATAGTAAAGGATGAGAACGGATCAGTCAAGAAGACGGAGTTGGCTGAGGAGTTCAAGGTGTGGTTTGATGTGGAACAGGGTAAGGGTGCAAAGGCACCGAAGACGAAGGAACTATATGATTACATCACAAAGATTACAGGAACAGAAGCAACAAAGGGTGGATGGAAGGGCTACAGGATTGTTTACGATGATAATTCGGAGATGATTGATTAGAAAATGACAAATTAAAAAGAAGTATTTTAATTATTTCTGCGGAATTGAGTAATTTTACTAAAATAGGATACATCATTAATTGCTTGATTAAAATGTTTTTTTATTTTGCTTCATTTTTTTATGAAAAAAACATAAACAGATAAATACGTTATTTAGCAGTCAGTCTTTGTGTATTTTCTCATCATCTCAACTGTAATAGCAAACGTATCACCATTGATCTTAGTTGTTCTTGACACTGAATAACTATAATCAACCTTAAAATATCGCCTTGTTATATGATTGCCTGTTCCGTCAAATCCCATGGTGACATCGCAGTCAGAGTCTAAATAATCGTCAACCAACAGTTCAGCAACATCAGCCATAGCCGAGCCTAAATCTCGTGTGTCATTTGTAATTGATGTGTTTTTCATTGTGATTTGGAAAATTAGTTCTGATTTGAATCCTTCAAACAATTCATGACCACCTGATGCCCACGAAGAGTCGTAACTTGGAATAACCAACTGGTGATTGAGATTTTCAATAACATAATTCATTGCTTCATTGACAATGCGAATCGTTTTTGTACCAATTGTGACCATGACGAAGAGTAAGCCGAATAAATTGCTGTTCATTGAATGAAACCGAATGTTTCAATTTTTTGAAAGTGCTTTTGTGTAAAACAGAAAAGCATTTTCTGCCGACAATCAACGAACCTCTCTTTATTTTACAAAGTTTGTTAAAAGTCTGTTTGTGCGTGCAAATGTAATTGAAAGAGAGACACATAACATCATTTTTAAAATTGTTGCTGTATGTTTTCCAATGTAACCACGAATATGGGATTTCCGTGGTTATTAGCTGAAAACAGGGGGTATGCCCCCAAATATACATACCTGAAATTCTTTAAGTATGTTTTTTAAATACTTATTTATAGGTTGATGTTTTATTTGAGAGAATTCACTATTTCTTCCTCTTTGTTTACATAATCCAACTTGACATCTGTCATTCGTACTGCATTTGTAATCTTAACAATCCATGTTATTGCATATGGATACAACAGAATCATCGCTAAATAAATGTATGGTGTGCGGGTTGTGTATGTTCCCTTGTAAATCACTACGACAATGAATACAATAACCAAAATCCAGTAAAGACGGCGAAATATTTGACTCCATCCGGTGGTTTGCTCTACATCTTGCTCATCATAATAACCACCACGGTATCCAATTTCAGAGTCTGCCGTTTTTCTCTCAATTTCTTCTTTTGTAGCCTCCAATTCATCCAATGTTTTCTTCCTCAATTCAAACAAATATGACTTGTATTTGATGAGATCCATGATGCTCATGTCCTGATCTTTGAGAATGGTGTTCTGTTGTGAGAATTTTGATTTCAAATCTCCCGCCATTTTTGCGGATTCTCTGTTAGATTCGGCCGCCTTTTTCTGCTCATACTCCGCCGATTTTCCTGAATACACATAATACTTCTCTTCAGCCTGATCAACTATGCGAGGACCTTCGCGTAATTGATTGACAGCCTTTTGATATTCAAAGAAAAGGTCTTGTTCCCGCTTTTTCTTCTCACAATCAGCATCACAATTTGGTTGAATGTTGAAGTTTGCTTTCTTTATGAGTTCTGCAAGTTTTGCGTCCATTGTTGTTATATTATACGAGCATTAAATTATTGCAAAAATGCCCTTTTAGTGGCTCACGAGTGCTGACGCACTCACTCCTTAATTCAACAAAAATTAAAGTTAACACCTAAAAAGAGAACAATTAACATTGTTTAAGGAGTGAGTGCGTAAGAACTCGTGAGCCACCACAAGAGCATTTGTACTACAAGGGCATTTGCTTAAAAAGCAGCGAAATTCTCAACCATCGGGGAAGACACACTGGAAGCCGGTGGTGCTGGTTGTTGTATCTGAACACGATCGACACTGCCATTAAGACCAAAGACACTTGAGCTGTCGCCGTAGACTTTCTGTATTTCCTCGCCAGCCGACTTTGTATACCCACTTAATTGCTGTTTTGCATCTTCATAGCTTGTCTCTGCACCATAAAGCATCTTAGCAAAAGCCCGTTTGTCGTGGTCGAGTACTGTCTCATAGCCTGGCCGTGTTTGCTGAACAACGTCTTCACTTGAAAAATCATATTTCTCAAAGTGTAATGGTGAACGCGAGCCAACATCAAGCAACTTACGTCCAACCATAATAGAACCAGCAACTAAAGCAACCGCCATTAAGCTCGTCGAGAGAAAATCCGGCAAAATTCCGAGTTGTGACATTTTATTGACTATAACCATAACAATCGCCGTTAAAAATATATATAACATTATAGTCTTATACGCATCATATCTCTGGGCTTCATAACTACCAATTTCAACCATACGCAATTTGTCATTTTTCATCTCTTCCAATATGCGAACTTGATTTTTCATGTCACTCAGTTGTGATTCAGCGACTTTTGCTAAAGCCAGTTGACTAGCGACTGCTTTCTGAGTGCCAGTTAAATCACTATGATCTCCGCTAAATTGTCCCTGAATTTGCTTGAACATGTTCATTCTCATCTGAGTAAGTTGGTCAATCTGGTCCATGATGCGACCTTGTTTTCCGTAATCAATTGTTGGTGCTGCTATTTGTGGCATCGCCATCGTCGTTCCATCATCAACAACCCACTTTTTATTTTTGCAGATCCAATTTTTAGTACCAGCACCCGGTTTACCAGGAGGACATTTTTGACCTTCAATAGTGCAGTCGAACCCACGGCAACTATCTGCGTCGGGTATGATTGTGGTGGGAGTAGACGCCTGTTTAGCACTGGTTGCTTCTAATTCCGCGTAAAGCGACTCTTCCATTTGTTGGAGCCTTTTAATATCGTCTAATATTGAAGCATTTGGGTCAAATTGTCCACTCATTTATATATTATATTACATATAAAAATGAGTATTCATGTTTCAACATTATTTAATCATGCACTTCCTTTCCGCCACCAAAAAGCAAGTATCCAATTGCGACAGCGGTTCCGCCAGCAATTAGCATGTATTTGAGAGAATTCGCCGAGACAATCGCTGAATTGTCCGTCATAGTAGCGTCGAGAGTAGCAGTTTGATCCATAATTCGCCGTAATTTCTCCTTTTGACGCTTGAGTTCAGCAAGTTGGCTCTTAATCATTGTGTCTGCATTTTTACTGGCTTGGTCATATCCACTCGAAGAACCACGCAATTTACCAGATTCGCTAAGCATTTGAGTCGACAACTCAATTAATTTGTCATTAAGAGCGACCAGTGTCGGATGAATGTCGTCATTGAGTGCAGATGTATTGCATGTAGATGATTTAGTGAAATCGTCGCCTCCGGTAGCCGCCAAATAACTTTCATGCGCAACTCCTACTAAATTCGTAGGGCATCCCTGTGGAATCGGCACTGAATCGTCTTTCAAGTGTCGCTTTCCAGTCTCATCCATCCAAGACACTTGTTTCGTATCGGTATCTTGAATCATCTGTCCCTCGAGTCCGCATACTTCCTTCTCGGCCAAATTGGCTCCAACCGGAATTTGAGATATGGTTGCACTATCCATCACTACATTTGTGCCACTTTTGCACGATGTGTATGCTGCATCACTGGCGAATTTACGTAAATAACCAAACTTGTTTACAAAGTATTTCTCGCCAGTAAGCGTCGTGACAAGGCTATTCGCATATTTTGCAGTTGGTGAATCCTGATGTTTAATGAAACCAGCAACATATTGGTTATATGCCGCGGAATACTGAGTGAGAGTCTGGTCAAACTCAGTCTTGAGTTGGTCGAGGTCAGAACCAGAAGCGAAACCCTCACGAACATGACTGTATGACTTTATTTTCCGTTTAAATGCCGCCCCTTGTTTGAGAGAAGACGACGGTTCATCAACTATTAACAGTTTTCTTAACATTTATCGTATAATTTATCGGAAGAAAAAGAAAATTGAAATGATAACTCGCAACAATAATAAAAATAATATAATCAAAATACCACATGCCTCAAAACGCCACTTTGATTATTTGTTTGTTCGCAATGGTTGTCGTCGTTCAACTGATAAAGATTTATTACAACATATACATGCCAGATGCGGTTATGTATGCATTGACTGCATTTCTAGTAGTCTTGAACCTAATTACAATTTACATTCTTATCAACAAACAGAGACGAGTGTCCACAACAAAATCAACCGATTTGAGTGGTATTGAAGTCATGTATAATTAAAATTCAACAGGCATATACATTTTTCATTGCAATTACAATATAAAAATATAAAACTATAATATAACAGAGAACTATGAACGAAGAACAATTATCATGGGAGATTATTGACAAATACTTTAAGGAGACACCACACTATCTCGTTAAACATCACATTGACTCCTACAATGACTTTGTAAAGAACGGCATTAAACAGAACTTTCGAGAGAAGAACCCCATTAAAATCTATAAGAAGCAAAATGCCGAAACCAAGGAGTTCGACTACCAATGCCGTCTTTATTTTGGTGGAAAAGACGGCAATAAGGTCTATTATGGACGTCCAATGATTTACGATGACGGCGACCGAAGCCACTATATGTACCCCAACGAAGCCAGATTACGCAATATGACTTATGGAATGACGGTGCATTATGATGTCGATGCCGAGTTCACTATTCTCACTGATTCCGGTGAACGTATAGAGAAAACAGTTACGCTGGAAAAGATTTTCTTAGGTCGTTTACCCATTATGATTCAGAGTGATTTGTGTGTTCTCGGTGGTCTCTCTCCAGATATCCGTTTTAATATGGGTGAATGTCGCAATGATCCCGGTGGTTACTTTATCATCGACGGTAAAGAGAAGTTGATTGTTAGTCAAGAGAAGTTTGCGGACAATATGCTCAATATTTCGGACAAGGGCACCGATGAATACACGCACTCCGCCGAAATTCGCTCTGTTTCTGAGGACGTCTCCAAGCCTATTCGTAAGCTCTCGATTCGCATTATGGCAGGCACCAGTTCTCTCCAAGGCGGTAATATCGTCGTGAATGTACCCAATGTTCGCAAACCAGTGCCTCTTTTTATTCTCATGCGTGCACTCGGTGTTATTAGTGACAAAGATATTATTCAGCATTGTCTCCTCAACGTCGAAGAGAATTCGCATTATTTGGAGATGTTTAGGGCGAGTATTCATGATGCCGGGCCGATTTTCACTCAGGAAGCGGCGATTGAGTACATTAGACACCTTACGAAGACGAAGACAGTGGCAACAGTCATGCACGTTCTCATGGATTTTCTTCTGCCACATTTGGGTGAACTCAACTTCAAAGACAAGGCACTTTACATTGGATACATTGTCCAACGATTGATGCGAGTTGTGAAAAAGGAGGAGAAAGCCACTGATCGCGACAGTTTCAAGTTCAAACGCATCCAAACCGCCGGCAACCTGCTGTATGAACTGTTTAGAGAATATTGGAACTTGGATACCAAGGAGATTTACAAGAAATTCGACAAGGAATACTATTTCCACGAGAATGTTTACCAGAATGCCGACTTCATTTCTCTCATTGAAAAGTTTTATACAACGGCTTTTCAGGAACGCACTCTCGAGAAGGGTTTCCGCAATGCTTTCAAGGGAAAATGGGGTTCTCAAGAGCACACTCACATTGATGGTGTTGTCCAGGATTTGAATCGGTTGTCATTCAATTCGGCCGTTTCTCTCCTCCGCAAAGTGAATTTGCCAATTGATAGCAATGCCAAGGTGGTCGGTCCACGCATTCTCCACATGACTCAGTGGGGTATTATTGACCCTCTCGACACACCCGACGGTGGAAGCATTGGTCTCAACAAGCATCTTGCTATTATGACACACATTACAAATGGCGAAAGTGGCTATCCTTACATCAAGATGTTGAGAGAATTCGGAATGCTCTATTTGTCAGAATGCAACTTTGATATGCTGAGTCGTCACACAAAGACATTTATCAACGGTGCTTGGGTCGGAATTGTCAGCAATCCACAGGAACTCCAGGAACGTCTTAGGGGACTTCGTAGAAATGGTGCATTTTCTCTCTATACTAGCATTCGATTTGACATATTACGTAATGAATTCCACGTCAATACTGATGCTGGTCGCCCTTGTCGCCCTCTGATTCACATCCAAGACAATCAAATAAATTATTACAGGCCCAACATCGTCGATCTCTTTAAAACCGGCAAATACACCTTTAAGCAGCTCATCGGAGGGTTTCTCGAGGATAAGAGCAATATTAAGCGTGATATGCCGCTGGAATTGTTGCAGGAGACGGCTGGTGTTATTGACTATATCGACACGATGGAGTCCGACGCCGTCTTGATTGCTACTGAACCACGCGATTTCGTTGCTCAACCGGCCACACACATGGAAATTCACCCAACGACCATCCTCGGTATCATGGGCAACCAAATCATTTTCCCTGAAAACAACCCAGTATCTCGTAATCAGTTCTCGTGTGGTCAGAGTAAGCAGGGAATTTCTCTCTATCACACGAATTACCAAGTCCGCATCGATAAGATGGGTGTCGTCCTCAATGACGGTCAAATCCCTCTTGTTAAGAGCCGATATATGAAGTACATCAATAATGAGGAACATCCTTATGGTGTAAATGCAGTTGTGGCAATTATGTCTTACACTGGATACAATGTAGAGGACGCAATTCTCATCAATAAAGGGGCGATTGACCGTGGTCTCTTCCGTATGACGTATTTTTCGATGTATGAGACGCGTGAAGAGAGCAGCAAGGTCTCTGGCTCCATGATTGACAGCAAAATCATGAAGATTGAGGGGCAAAACGTCTTTAAGAAGAAGCCTGGATACGACTACAGTCAGCTCGATGACAACGGACTCGTCGCCGAAAACACGCTTCTCTCGGACAAAGTAGTTCTCATTGGTCGAGCGTCCAATACAGTTGACACCCCGGATGCTTATGTGGATTCCTCAGTGACACCAAAGAAGGGCCAGTTGGGCTATGTTGACAAGGCGTTTATGACAGATGGCGAGGAGGGATTCCGTATTGCAAAGATTCGTGTTCGTGAAGAGCGTTATCCATCAATCGGTGACAAATTCTGCAGTCGTTGTGGTCAGAAGGGAACCATAGGTCTCATCGTACCCGAGAGCGATATGCCGTTTACTGCCGATGGAACCCGACCTGATCTCATCATCAATCCACACTGTATGCCGAGTCGTATGACGATTGGTCAGTTGATAGAAATGCTCATGGGTAAGGCGGCGACGTTATACGGAGCCCACGGAGATTGCACTGGTTTCGTCAATAAAGGCCCCAAACACGAGGAATATGGCGAGATGTTGTCGAATATGGGTTACCATTCAAGTGGAAATGAGGTGCTTTATAACGGAATGACTGGTGAACAGTTGGAGAGCGACATTTTCATTGGACCATCTTACTACATGCGTCTTAAGCACATGGTGAAAGACAAGATTAACTATCGTACACGCGGTCCTCGCACTGCACTCACTCGTCAAACAGTCCAAGGCCGTGCGAATGACGGTGGATTGCGTATAGGTGAGATGGAACGCGATGGTGTAATTGCTCATGGATTGAACCACTTCTTAAACGAGTCACATATGGTGCGTGGAGATGAATACTACATGGCGATTTGTAATAACACGGGAACAGTGGCAATTTACAATGAAGACCGCAATTTGTTCTTGAGTCCTGGTGCTGACGGGCCGATTAAATTCACGACAAATATTGATGAGACGATGAACATCGATAATGTGAGCCGTTATGGACGCAGTTTCAGCATAGTAAGAATTCCATACACATTCAAGTTGCTTATGCAGGAATTGGGTACGATGAACGTGAGTATGCGTATTATTACGGAAGACAACGTGGATCAGTTATACCACATGTCGTACAGTAAGAATGCCGACGTACATAATGAAACCGAAAACGCATCAAAGACTCGTGTTCCGCTGGTGACTGAGTTTAAGTATCCTAAGAGCGTTGCAACGCCATCACCGGTTGGAGCACCTAGAACACCTGAAAGTTACGAGTCGCCTGATGATTCGCCTGCTGTTCGTTATGATGAAACTAGTAGCATGCCTCGCTATCAACCACAAGAGGAAGGAGATGCATATGAAGAAATTTACAGGGCACAACACCCAGAAGAGTTTGACGCTGAGGGCAATTGGTTGTACGAAGAGAAAAGAAGAGAACCACAAACACCACCCGAACAAGAGAACATAGTTATGGATGTTAAAGATACACCGCAGATTTTAACTGCTGTATCCAAAGAACCTGTTTTAGCACAACCGAATCCAGACATTCCATCGCCTGAGTTCTATGTGCCATCTAATATAGTCGATTCACCCGAAAAACGCGAGGCATTCCTTGAAATGAGACGCAAAGAAGAGGAAGACCTTAAAAACAATCAAGATGGTGGAGGATTGTCGCTTTTAACGGATGTAGCAACAGATGAACAATCAACATCAACTGATGAATCTTCTGGCGGAGAGAAAAAATTAATTGTTAACAATTGAAATATATGGTGCTTCATACTTATTTTTCCAACACAATCAATTAAGAACAACACGATTTATGCTTTAATTGAGTAAATTTAGTAAAACTGTTATACCAAAGGTTCACTCCGAAATGCAGGTAACTATAATAAAAAAAATTGAATCAGTGATATTGTATTAAATAATAAGTTAATATAATATACAACCGTAAACATGGCGAACACCAACACAGAACCATTCATTTCGCGACTCTACTTGTCACGCAACATTCTGCTTGACTTGCTCCAGCGACAGGGGTTTGAAATATCGGAATTCTCCGATTTCAGCATCCACGAGATGAACACCATGTACACGAATGACCAACTCGACATTCTCTTGAAAAAGCGGGATGAACTGAATTCGACCGAGAAGGTCTACGTGAAATACCACATTACAAAGCCAATTAGGGCGAATAATGTTGATGATTATGTGGAGGACATTTTCGAAACCGAGAAAATCCTCGACAAGACGACTGACCAGCTTATCATCATTATTAAGGACAATGTCAATGACACACTCATTGGTAAGATGCGATCCATCTACGACAAGAGTGGATATTACGTGAATATCTTCCAGATTAAGACACTCCTGTTCAATCCACTTGACCACGTGCTTGTCCCACCGCATCGCATAGTAACATCGGATGAAAAGGCGAAGATTGCAAAGACTTATAACGTGATGGATGACAAGCAATACCCGGAGATTTCGCGATTTGACCCGATTGCAATGGCTATTGGTATGCGACCAGGACAACTTTGCGAGATTACACGCGGAAGCAAGACAGCAATTGTTGCATACTACTACAGATTGTGTTATTAAGTGTCGTTCATTAACTCGATTATTGAATTAACAACATCCCCATTGTTTTTTGCTAATGTTTCTTGAGCCTTTTCTCTAGATACATTACATTGTGACACTACGAGAGAAATATCAGTAGAGTTCTCTTCAATAATAAACTCTTTATAGAAATTCTTATTGTTTTCTGTTTGTGATATTATATTGCTTGGTGCTATCTTGTTTTTTAATATTTGTTTACAACACTCATATCCGCTCTTTTTGTCGTTTACGTAGTAGGCACAAATGCTATTATTGTATTCAAGCATATCTTTATATTTTTCATTAAATACAAACAATTTATTGCTAGGATTTTTAGTGTATTCTTTAAATTTATGATAAAGCAAGTTTACAAGCAGGTTTGAGCCGACACTTCTATAATATTCACATAAATCGACGATGCCTTCTATTCTCTCCGAGTCGTATTCTGATGTTTTTAACCAATATTTAGTTGCTTCTTCCATGTTATTCAGTTGTTTGTATAAATTGCCAATCATATATGAACTATAATACTTCTCTTGAATCCAGTTGCTTCTGGTTAAACACTTTTTATACCATTCAATTGCTTTATCAGGAATTCCGGAATCTTTATAACTTTGAGCACAGTAAAACGCATACCTATTTTTCATACCTTCATCTGTGTCATCTTCAAATGCTTTTTCTAAAATTAGGGCATCCTTTAAATACTTATTGTCTGTGCTACTTCTCGAACCACCGTGACCTGGACTAATATAATAGTCGCCTTCTATTAATATTGTCCCATTTATTGACTCGATTGGTTCGATAAACTCGTGTAATACTCCTTTAAAATGCCATTGTTTGCGGTTGTTTATGATTAAAATTCGATTCCATGAAAATCCTTGTCCTAAACGCATGTAATATGAATCTGCTGCTGTCATTTCTCTCGGTAATTTGAAATCGCCGACAATTCGGTCGTCCGCGTCGAAAACAAGTAAGTAATCTGACTTGTTATATGCTGCAGCCAATGCGAGAGAACGATTGTGACCAAAGTCACGCCACTCGTGTTCAAGCAATTCACCTCTTATCCCTTTCTCTCCAAAGAAATCACGAATAATCTGCTGTGTTCCATCGGTTGAACCAGTGTCACATATTACCCAGTAAGAAAAGTCGAAATAAGAACACAAATTATCCAGAGTATCTTTAATCACATGTGATTCATTCTTAACAATCATGTTCAAACACATTGATGTCGTCATTGCCTAATCCAAATATAGTGAAAATACTTATTATCTTTAAGTATATTAACAAACTAAACAACTAAATGTCAGCAACAGATACCTACAAACGCCAATTCACACTTCTTCTCTCGCAATTTAAAGCTGCATATCCCGCATATAAACTTGAAAAAATGAGAAACATTGTTACGGATGCCACTTCTAACTTTCTTAATGTGGAGAGAAACTTGAACAACTTATTCAAAGATATGTCAATCGAAGAAGCGGAGAATGACGCAACCATCAGGAAAATTAATGCCCAACTCAAGAAGTATGATGCCGAAATTTCTCTCTATAAAAAAGAATTAAAGAGAGAGAAACGCGAACTTGATAACATCATCCAACGTAGTAGAGCAGGTGAACAGTTTAAAGAGCAATATGATGCATTAAAAGAGGATTCCAACGTGTCCCTCTATTACGACGCATTCGGTGTAGTCGGTGCTGCATATTTAACATATTTGGTTGCTACTAGTATTACACAATCTGCGATGAGTCATCATTAAAAAATAGGCATATTTAGAGGCCACCGAGGCTAGCACCCATACCAATAAAGAGTCCGAGACCACCAAGTATGGGTAGGAGCACTAAGATCCACGAGACCGTCGAGTAGCCACCAGAGCAAATCTTGTTAAGAATAAACGTCCATACAAGAGCAACAACGACACTGATGACTAAGTTGGAGAGGCTCATGGTGGAGATGAAGACGGAGAGAACACTGAGTGCAGAGAGAAGGAGGTAGAGTTGAGCAGGGCGGCAGAGGCTCTTAACAGTTTTTAACGCGTTGTCCATTTTATTATATCATATCCAGAGAAAAAAGCCGTGAATTCCCTTAAAATGGTTGCTATTTATAAAATCTTTTCTAAATCGATCGACGATTCAGGCATAATAACGTCGTGTTTCTCTCCAATTGGCTGGTCCATAACATTAGGTGATTCTGAAACAGGTTGAGTCGTCAATGTATTGTAAAAGCCTTTCATTGAATGCATCGCGTTTCTTCCTAAATCAACCAAGTCACGCGGTAAAATACTTCCACCTATCATTCCCTTTTTAAAATAGTCATTGCTTGGAACTGGGTCGGGGAGAGAAGGATTCGTATTGTATCCATAATAAGATCCACTGCCAGTTTCGGGTGAATACATCGCGGGTTTTCCAACAACTGGTATAATATCGCGAATTGGACCGTATGCAGCCGCTGGCATTTCAGCAGGACGACTGTCACCGCCACCTCTTCTAGGAGTCATTGGCAAATTCATCCAACTACAGTCGCGAACCCGACGACGTCTACTTCTTAATTTACGCGTAATTCGCTGCTTTCGCAATTTGGCAGAGCGAACTTTCTTATTCGTGTTTTTTCTGCTCGCTTTTGTCTTGGCCATAAGTATACATTATTCCAAGACAAAAAAGTATTTTTAAATAAGCAACACGACTCTTTAAACAATATCAACATGAGTCAACATGTGACGACGACAACACATCTTCGTCAGTTTCAAATCATCGAGAACTTGACCTTGAATTGTCTTGTGGACATTGTTCTTAGTCAAATAAACGACATCATCCTGTGAAACTCCGGCGTCAATCTGTCGGCGACGCACCTCTTGAAGGTAATAGTCGTACTTGTCAGCAATAACCTTGCCACACGTGAAGCAACGGACTGGAATGATCATGATTGTATAAACTAGTTGGAGAGAAATATGTTTAAATCCTTCTCAATCCAATTGTTTCAATTTTCTTTAAGACCCAATTTCTTCTTTTTGTAGTAGTAATACTCCATTTCCATTGGTGTTTCACCATCTTCATCACTCAAATATGTTGGTCCGTTCTCTCCACCGGCAACACATTTTCCAACTTTCTCTCCATCATACTTTGTATAAACACAGCAATCAGTCGACATGCACATACCCTTGTTCAATTTAGAGCAACTTTTATTTAAGTATTGAGAGTTTCCAGTGTGAGAAGCACAGAATTCTTCACCCAAGAATGTCTCGAGTACAATGGTTTTCACTGTCTTTTTCTCTCCTTTGTCGTCATTCGCAATTTTATCAACGCCATTCCTAAGAGTCACAAAAATCACATAAACAGCCATAAGCAATACGAAAAATATTATGTCAGACCAATTTTCTCTCAAAAACAAAAGTGACGAGTCAAGCATATTAATTTCTTAATATAAAGTATAGAAAGAATGATTTCTAAACGTCATATTACATCACGAGGACATTCTGTTTTAGGACCTAAAAATCCGTTAGTAGGTGGTGGTGTAAATACGCCATTCTTAATGAATCGATTGAGAACACAGATAGATTCTTGTAGCAAACTCACAGTTAGTGGAATATTAAAAGGTATAGCAATTGATGGATATATATCAGGAGCGACAGTCGACGTTTATGATACAAAAACTAACACGAAGATCGCGTCAACAACAACTAGACAAGATGGTTCTTGGGAAATTACCGATGCATTATTTAATGAGAACAGTGATTATTATAAAATATCAGTACGTGGCGGGACAGATGTTGTTTCGGGAAATACAATAGAAATTGAGTTGGTTTCATACGGAAAACCAAATACTAATTCTATAACTATTACACCAACAACTACATTGGTTTCATACTTAATAGATGCTGATCAAACACCACAAAGAACATTTGAACAGAAACTTGAGACTCACAAGACAACAGTTAAAACATTAGTTGGCAATATGACAAAAGACCCGTTTTCTCACGATTTTACCGTAGAAACTAACGATATTAATATATACAAAACTAATGTGAAATTATACCAATATTTAAGCTTGTATAAAGATGACTCAACTAAGAAAACGGCATTGATTGCTGACATAAGTGGTAATAAAAGTGAGACTATTTCTGTCAAACTGGTCAAGTCTGCACTCAATAATACAAATAAAACAATAAACGGCAAGACATTTACAGCCATTGCAGCTGCTATAGACGCAAAAAATACAATTAGTGATTTACATGATACAATAAAAACAAATATAGGGAAAGTTGCTCCAACCGGTTCAGTTCAATTGTCTGCTCAAAAGGGAAAATCTGGTGCAACAATTAATTTTACTGCTACATTTGATACTGTGTTGGATTCAGCCGTACAATGTACATTTCAATTGGTTGATATCACATCAGAAGCAAATTTATTGGCAGCGGCAGTGACATTGACATTTGGTCCAACATACAAAACAGCAACAGGCTCATTTACTGTTCCAAGTGGAGATAAACAAGCTAAAATTAAGTTTTTAACCGGCAAAAGTTTAGGTGGCATAGCGGTGGCATCAACACCATCAAACAACCCGACATTTATAATAGACAATACTCCTCCAGTTATTACATTAAAACAACCGATTGTCAGTCAAATCAATTTAAACACATCTTACACTGATCCAGGTGCGACTGCGGTGGATTC